AGACCTACTCCATGGTCTCCCCGCTCAGCAGCCACTTCCGGCCCGCCACCTGCGCCGAAGTCGACTGCCCGCACTACCTCAACGGCTGGCGCGTCCGCCTGGAGAACCTCACCCCGGACCTCCAGCATGCCGCCCGCAAGTCCGGCCGGAAGTACGTCGAGCAGCCCGTCGCCGCAGGCGAAACCTACCTCGTCTTCGAGGCCGGCCAGCCCTGCTTTAAGGCGTCGGAGCACCGGGCTCGTATCGACCGGCCTCCTTTGTACGTCGTGCGCGATGGTGACCACCGCGGCAATCCGCGCGGCACGAAGGCCCGCCTGTTTCAGCGGGCTGATCAGTGGGTGGACGACTTCGCCACTCATCAGCAGAGCATCGCCGACGAGATCCAGAAAGGGTGATCACCCATGGCGAAGAGCACCGGCCTCGCGCAGACCGCACTGTCCGTGGACGACTCCAGCGGCACCGTGCAGGACATTCGTAACGACATCACGAACTGGCAGATGGCCACCCCCCGCGGTGTCCAGGACGTCACGGGCGTCGACAAGTCCGCGAACGAGCGGCTCCTCCTGCTCGCCGATGCCAGCATCACGCTGAACGGCGTGTTCAACCCGGCCGCGAACAAGTCGCACGCCGTGTTCAAGACCGTGCCCAGCACGAGCGTGAACCGCACCGTGACCGTCACGGTCAACGGCGTCACCCTCGCCACCGAAATGGTCTTCACCGACTACCAGCTCACCCGCTCCGACAGCGGCGAACTCACCTGGTCCGCACCCGGCAGCCTGGCCGACGGCAACGTCCCGACCTGGGCCTAAGGAGTAGCGCATGGGATTCAAGGTCAAGCCCAAGACGTACACGGTGCGGTTCGAAGAGGGCCACGAGTTCCACGGGGTGGAAGCGCGCCTGTCCGGCATGTCCTACGGCGAGTGGGAGCAGGTCACCGGCCTCGACGGCGGCGAAGGCGAAACGAGCGGCGCCGACTCCGTGCGTCGCTTCGTCGACCACCTCCTCTCCTGGAACCTCGAAGACGAGAACGACCAGCCACTCCCGACCACCATCGAGGCGGTCAAGGAACTGGACCACGATCTCGTTGCCGCACTGAACAACGCCTGGATCCAGACGCTGATCGGGGTGCACAAGGACGACCCTTTGCCCGCGAGCTCGCCCTCTGGCGAGCCGTCCCCGGCGGTATCCGCGATTCCGATGGAAGCACTGTCGGGGAGCCTGGCGAGCTGACCCGAGCCCGGTACCTCCTCGGCCTGCTGGAGAGGTTTCCGGGCTACACCCTGTCCTCCCTCCTCGCGGAGGACACCGAACTCATGCGCCTCGTAGCCATCGAAGAGATGGGGGGCGCCCGCGACCAAGGAGAGGGGGTGGACGATGTCGGATGATGTAACGATCACAGTCCGGGTCAACAACCAGACTGCGGCCGGATTCCGGGACATCAACGGGCAGCTGCGCACCCTGGACGGCCGGTTCGCGACGTCGGCCGGGTCGATGCAGCGGTCGTCGAACAAAGCCAAGATCTCACTCGACGACCTCAAGTCCACCCTCATCTCGCTGGCGCCGGCCGCGGTGCCGGTGGCGGCGTCGCTCGCGCCGATCGCCGTACATGCGGGTGCCGCTGGTGTGGCGGTGGCTGCGTTCGGTGCGGCTGTGGTCCCGCAGATCGCGAACCTCAAGAGTGCGGCGGACGCGCAGGACAAGTACACGCAGGCCGTCACCAAGTACGGGGCCGGGTCGAAGCAGGCGGCACAGGCGCAGGCGTTCATCGCGGACACGCTGAAGGGCATGCCTGCGGCGACGCAGCGTGCGGCGGCCGGGTATTCGAATCTGCGGGACCAGTTCCACGCGTTCTCCGATAGCACGGCGAAGTTCACGATGGTCCCGGTGGAGCACTCCTTCGCGATCCTGGGTGCGGTCCTGCCGAAGCTGAAGCCGATGGTCGAAGGCACCTCGACCCAGTTGGACCGCCTGATGAAGGTCGCAGGCGGTGCGATTAACACGTCGGCTTTCGACGGGCTGGCGAAGCGGTTCTCCGACTTCGCAAACAACTCCCTGAAGTCTGCGACGGACGGCGCGATCCACTTCATCCGGGTCCTGTCTGAAGGCAACACGAAGGGCCCGCTCACGGAGTTCATGGCCTACGCCAAGGCACAAGGGCCCGCAGTGCGCGAGCTGCTGTCCAACCTGGTGAAGGCCATCGCGAACATCGCCCAAGGCGCGGCACAGGCCGGACCGGGCCTGCTGACGATCGTCAACGCCTTCGCGAAACTCGTCGCCGCAGCACCACCGCAGCTCATTGCCAACCTGATGCAGATCTACGCCGCCTTCAAACTGATCAAACTCGCAGGTACGGGCATCGGCGCAATCGCAGGCGGCTTCACCTCCCTCGCCGGGAAGATAACCGCCCTGCAAACGGCAGCCGCTGCAGCCGGCGGCGGCCTCGCCGGGTTGAAGGCGGCGTTCCTGTCGCTGGGGACGGCGGCGAGGGCCACTGTCATCGTGGCTGGGATCGCGGCTGTCGCGCTGGTGCTGACCCGGTTGTCGAACATCGGCAAGCAGGCGCCGCCAGACATCGACAGGATGACGACGTCACTGGGCAAGCTGGCGCAGACGGGTAAGGCATCGGGTGAGGCGGCGCGAGTCTTCGGCGACGACTTCAGCAAGCTCGGTGATGCACTGCGCACGCTGGCCCGTCCGTCGAACCTGGACAAGACGCAGCAGTTCCTTACGCAGCTGATTGGGATGGACTCGACGCCGGTAAAGGACGCCAAGCAGGCGTTCGACGGCCTCGACAAAGCGCTCGCCAACATGGTCAAGGGCGGCAAGGCCGATCTCGCGAAGGTGGCCCTTGAGGACACAATCAAGGCGCTGAAGAAGCAAGGCTTCACACAGAAGGAGATCACCGGCCAGCTCGACGACTACAAGAGCGCGCTGGCGGACCAGGCGCTGGAGCAGCAGCTTGCCGCCCAGTCGATGGGGCTGTTCGGGAAGGCGGCGCAGGACACGCAGGCGAAGCTAGACGCGCAGAAGCAGAGCGCGGACGGTCTCCGCCAGTCCATCCAGGCGTTGAACGACGTCAACCGCCAAGGCTTGGGCGGGATGATCGGCTTCGAGGCGGCTATCGACGCCGCGGCGAAGGCAGCCAAGGATAACCACGGCGCCCTCACCATGACGAACGGCGTCCTCAACCTCAACTCGGAGAAGGCCCGGAACGCCGCCAGCGCGCTGCAGGATCTCGCCGACAAGACCGACGCTGCCGGTGCGGCGCAGCGTGAGGCCGGTTCGAGCTGGGAGACCGTCAACGGGATCTACTCCAAGGGCCGCGCCGAGCTGATCAAGCAGGCGCAGGCGATGGGCCTAAACAAGGAGCAGGCGAAGGCGCTAGCCAGCCAGCTGCTGCAGATCCCGACGGATACGGTGTCCCGGGTCAAGCTGGACAAGGAGGATGCCCAGCGCGACCTGGAGACGTTTAACTCGGCTGTCCGGAAGTCTCCCGGTTCTAAGTCGATCACGATCAAGGCGTTGTCCAGTGGCGCCGAGGCAATCCTCAAGGCGGTCGGCTACAAGGTCACCCACCTGCCGAATGGACAGGTGAAGGTCTCGGCGCGGGATGCTGCTCTCGGTGTCATCAGGAACATTGCCGCAGCCCTGAACGGACTCAACGGCAAGACGGCCGTCACCTACGTGAAGACGGTCCGGATCGGCGGCACCTACGGCAACAAGCAGGTCCCCCTGTCCGCGCACGGTGGTTTGCTGCGCCGGGCGTCCGGCGGCACCGTGGCCGAGATGCAGCACTTCGACCAGGGCGGCTACATCCAAGGCCCCGGCACCGGCACCTCGGACAGCATCCTCGCCACGTTCGCATCCGGCGCCATCTCCCGCGTCTCCAACTCCGAGTACGTGGTGCAGGCGTCCGCGGTCCGCAAGTACGGCGTGGGCATCCTCGACGCCCTGAACGCGGGCCGGCTGAAGATTCCTGGCCGTGCGAAGGGCGGTCTGTCGCAGTCCGCGAAGGACGCCCGGAAGGAGTTGGACCGCAGCTTCGGCATCAGCTACTTCGGCCGTCAGGCGGGCTACCACAGGACGCCGTTCGAACACGCTCTGGGCGCGCCGACGGATATCAACGCGCTGGTCGACAGCTTGAATCAGGCAGCGGGGAAGATCAAAGCGGCGTTCTCCGGGAAGACCGAGTCCAGCCTGCTCAAGCACCTGAACAGCGTTGGCCGGGCACTGATCAGCCAAGAGAAGCAGCTCAACAAGGTCACCGCGTCGCTGTCGTCGGCGAAGGACAAACTCAACAGTCTGAAGGACGCGGCAAGCCAACTGTCCTCCTCGGTGAAGTCGAACCTGATCTCGTCGGCGAACATCACCAAGAACAGCGGTGAGGGCCCGGTCACCCTGTCTTCGATCAAGCGAGGCATGACCGTCTCCAAGGACAAGGTGACCGCCTTCGCTGACGCGCTGAAGAAGCTGAAGGCGAAGGGGTTCAGCGCCTCGATCATCCAGCAGGTTGCCGAGGCCGGTATCGACGGCGGCGGCCTGGAAACCGCGGGGGCCCTGTTGCAGGCCAGTGCGTCCGAGGTCAAGATGATCAACTCGACGCAGGCGCAGATCGAGTCCGCCGCCGGTTCGGCGGGCAAGACGACCGCGTCCGCGGTGTACGACAACGCGATCAAGTATCAGGCGAAGGTCGTCGAGAAGCTGACCCACCAGCAGGAAAAGCTTGAGAAGACCATGGCCAGCCTCGCGAAGTCCATGGAGAAACTCATCCAGAAGGCCCTCGGGCACAAGGCTGCCGGCGGCATCGTCGGCGCAGCAGCGTCCGGCGGCCTCCGCGGCGGCCTGACGATGGTGGGTGAGCACGGGTTCGAGCTGCTGGATCTGCCGGCGGGGGCGCGGGTGTGGTCGAACCCCGACAGCCGCAGGAAGCTCGCGGCCGGGCAGGCGCCGTGGGCGTCGATGCTCAACTCTCCGCGGCGGGCCGGCACCGCAACCGCGCCGGCTGCTGCACCGGCTGGCAGTGATCGGCCGATCGTGCTGCACGTCAGTCTGGGCGGCCGGGAGTTCGGTCAGTTGTGGATCGATGTGGGCCGTAAAGAGGTCAAGACCCGCGGCGGCCTCACCGCAGCTTTGGGGAGTTGATGATGGCGTTTCCGCAGACTGCCTTGCCGCTGCAGGTGGACATCAGCCTGGACGGCTCCACGTGGACGAACATCACCTCCACCGTGCGGGCCGAGCAACAGGTCCAGATCACCCGTGGCCGGTCGGACTGGGGGCAGCAGGTCGACTATGGCCGCTGCTCCCTGACTCTGGAAAACGCTGACGGCCGCTACAGCCCCCGGAACCCGTCCGGCCCGTATTACGGGAGGATCGGCCGTAACACCCCGCTGCGGGTGTCGGTGAACACCGGGTCGGTGGCGCTCGACCTGCCTGGCGGCGCAGGTGACTACGCGTTCACGCCGGACGTGGCCGCGCTGGACATCACTGGTGATATCGACATCCGGATCGACGCCACCCTCAACAACTGGATCCAGGCCGACTACCCGTCGCAGGGGCAGACGGACTACACCTACACCGAGCTGATCGCCAAGCAGGACGACAACGGGCAATCGTGGGCCCTGCACATGAAGGCAGGACGCCCGTACTTCGAGTGGGTCAACTCGGGCGGCGGGTTCAGCAACGTTTGGGGCACTGACGTGCCGCTGACCACGTCCGGGCGGATCGCGCTGCGGGTCACCCTCGATGTCGACAACGGCTCCGGCGGCTGCACCGTCACCATCTACACCGCGCCCACAATCGCCGGACCGTGGACAGCCCTCAACGTCGCCACCGGAACGAGCACAACGTCGATTAAGGCGACCACCGCCAGCCTGAAAATCGGTGACGCCACCACCAACACGTCGGGCTACGAGCCTTCCCTGGGCCGGGTGCACGCGGCGCAGGTGTACAGCGGCATCGGCGGCACACTCGTCGCCTCCCCGGATTTCACCGCCCAGACATCGGGGACCACGAGCTTCACCGACAGCGCAGGCCGAGTGTGGTCGCTGAACGGGAACGCAGCCATCAACAACCGCAAGACGAGGTTCGTCGGCGAAGTCTCAGCCTGGACCCCGAAATGGGACACGGGCGGCTTTGACCCCACCGTCGAAGTGGAAGCCGCGGGGGTGATGCGGCGGCTCGGTGTCGGCAAGGTCCCCACCAAGTCCCCCATGTACCGGGAGTTCTCCAGCTCGGGCCGCATGGCGGCGGGGGTTTTCGCGTACTGGCCGATGGAAGACGGCGCGGACGCCACCAAGCTAGCGTCGGCGTTCGCGGGCCAGCCGTCGATGACGATCAAGCAGCCGGTGACCCTCGCCGCGTATGGCGACTGGGTGGGCTCGGACCCGATCCCGACGATCACCAGCGGTGCGCTGACGGCCACGGTGCCGTCGTACACGACCGACGCGGGCGTGACCACCACGATGGGCGTGTTCGTCAAGGTTCCGGCCGGCGGCGTGTCGTCCACGCAACGTCTGCTGTCTCTGTCGCTGACCGGGAGCCTGGCCACGGTCTCCGTGTGGGTCAACACCGCCGGGAACCTCGCGGTGCGCGGCTACGACGCGGACGGAACCCAAGTCCACGACAGCGGGTTCGGCACCGATGCGATCGTCGG